ACATGTTCAAACGAAAGATGTGCTGGAACTCCTGGAGAGGATTCATATGTCGGATATATAACAAGTTTTGGAGGTGGAAAAGGTGGATATCAAGATAATGATGATGGCCATCCGGGTGGTTCAGGTGGTGGTGGAGAAGGTCGATTTGCTACGTGTGGAGGAGCTGGAAATATTCCTACGAATAGTTCACCTACAGCTCCTGTTCAAGGTTATGCAGGTGGAAACGCTTCAGGAACCCAAAGTCCACCAGATGGATATTCTGCTGGAGGTGGTGGTGGCGCTACTGCTGCAGGAACACCTAATCCAAGTGCTACTCAAGGTGGCCCAGGAGGAGCAGGAAAAGCTAATTCAATTTCAGGAGCTTCAGTAACATACGCTGGTGGTGGCGGAGGTGGAACAGGATCTTATTCTAATACTCAAGGAACTGGTGGTACAGGAGGTTCTGGAGGTGGCGGAGCTGGTGGAAATGGTGGAGCAGCACCTGTAGCTAGTGGAACAGCTGGAACAGCTAATACTGGTGGTGGCGGTGGAGGTGGTGCAGTAGGTCCAGGATCAGTAGTAGGAGCAGGAGCAGCCGGAGGGTCAGGAATTGTTATTTTAAGAATAGCAACAGCTTGCGCACCGGGCAGTTTAGCAGTAGCCCCAGGATGTAATACTTTAACAACCGATGGGTCTTGTAAAGTAGCTACATTTACTGTAACTGGAACGTTGACAGTATAGAAAAATTAAATTATAAATATAACTTTTAAGGAGTAAAAATATGGCACATTTCGCAGAAATAAAACAAAAAACAGATCCAACCGGCCATACAGCTGATACTTTATGGGTGGTTGAAAGAGTCATTGTTGCAGGAAACGATATTTCTACAGCAGCAGGTCCTTTAGGAGAAAATGATATGCATGCAGATGGAGAAGCATGGTGTAAAAATTTCTTTAAAGGTGGAGAATGGAAACAAACTTCTTACAATAGGAATTTTAGAAAACAATATGCAGGCAAAGGATATACTTATGATTTTGCTAAAGATAAATTTCTTACACCTCAACCTTATGCATCTTGGTCTTTGGATGGAAATGATGACTGGCAAGCTCCAGTTACATATCCAACTGATACTACAGATAAAAGAATAAGTTGGGATGAAGACAATCAAAGATGGACTGCAATTGACAATTCAGATCCAGTCAATAATTTTAATTGGGATGCATCAGCTCTAGCTTGGGTGTCCGCATAAGGAGACTCATATGGCTAGTCCTTCAGGATCAGCAAACGGCGGTATAATAGGAAAAACGAATACAACTTCGTATGGAAAAGATACTATTACATCTAAAACAGCAACCGGAAATGTATGCACCAAAGCAGGAACTAGACTTGCACAAGTTTTAATTGTTGCTGGCGGAGGTGGTGCTGGTAATGATACATCTGGTGGTGGAGGTGCAGGTGGTGTTAGAAATTTATCAATACCAATGGCAGGTAGCACTGCTGTTCCCGTAACAGTAGGTGGTGGTGGAACCGGGAGATCAGGTGGTGATGAAGGTGGTGACGGTTGTTTATCAAAAATAATATCAGAAGGTGTAACATATCAATCAACAGGTGGTGGTGGAGGTGGTGGTAATACACTAGCTCCAAGAGGAGCCCCACCAGATGGACGACCAGGTGGTTCAGGTGGTGGAGGAAACAGATGTTATGGACCTTGTGGTACAGGATGTGGTGGAGCAGGTAATGCAGGATGTTATAGTCCACCAGAAGGAAATGCAGGTGGCGATGGAGCAGGTGGCGCTCCAGCTCCTTTACAACCCGCACTATCAGGCGGTGGCGGAGGTGGTCACGCTGGTGCTGGAGGGAATGGTGGACCCCCAAGCTGTGGTGGTGGTAATGGTGGTAATGGAACAGATTTTAGTTCAACATATGGAAACATTGGCCCAACATGTTCAGTATTCGGTGGTGGTGGCGGTGGTGCTACAGCCGTGACTAATCCAGGTCCTCTTGGATCTGGCGGTAGTGGCGGTGGTGGTGATGCAAAAAAAGGATGCACTGCAGGTGATGCTGGAGAGACTAATACTGGTGGTGGCGGCGGTGGAGCAGAGAATGCTTCAGGTGGCGCCGGTGGTTCAGGAATTGTTGTCGTAAAAGAATTAAATAAAGCAAGTGGGATGTGGTCATTACAATCTCAAATGGAAGCTAAGGTAGCAGGAACATGGCCGTTAGTTGCAGTTTCTCCTTTTAACTTTGATTTATTAGTAGTCGCTGGTGGTGGTGCTGGTTCAGACGGTGGTGGAGGAGGTGGTGGTTATAGAATATTATCTTGTCAGCCGGGAGGACCCGCTGAGTATGAAATTACAGTTGGTGGTGGTGGAGCTATGGGAGTCCCTGGAGGAGCCGTTAAAGGTACAGATGGCGAGGATTCAGTTTTCAATGTTGGTCCTGCAGCTATTACCTCTACAGGAGGTGGTGCTGGAGGAACATATTTAGCTCCAACTAAAGCAGGAAATCCTGGAGGATCAGGCGGAGGTGGTGGTATTACAAATGGATCAAAAGGATGTGGAAACGTTCCTGCAATCCCTGCTCCGTTAGGAGGGCCTCAAGGAAATCCAGGAAATGATGGAGTTGGAAACCCTAGTTGGAATAATAGTGGAGGTGGTGGTGGAGCAGGTGCAGCTGGATGTTCAGCTGTAGGAGGTGCTGGAAAAAGTGCCATCCCTGTTTTTGGAGCCGCTCCTCAACCTTATTATCCGGTACCAGGTCCTGGTGAAGGTTACTTTGCAGGTGGTGGAGGAGGAAGAAGAGAAAATCCAAACCCTGCATCTGTCCCTCAATTTATTGGTGGAATAGGTGGTGGTGGAACGGGTAGTAATGGAGGAAATACTCCATGTGGAGGTACACCCCAACCTTCAAAAACTGGACTAGTTAACTCAGGTGGTGGTGGAGGTAATTATTATCAAGGTGATTTAGGACATGGTGGATCTGGTATAGTTTTGGTTAAACTTCCTAGTGCTGCATATCCTTTTGCATCAGTTTCTCCGGGATGTAATAGTTTGATAACTACACCTACAGGTGGAGTTGCTCAGTTTACTGTGAGTGGTACATTAACTTTCCCATAGGTCTTTACTTTCCCATTTATTTAAGTTATAAGTCTCCTATAAAGACATATGAATTTATCGAACCATTATTATTATTTTACATCAGCTGTTCCAGAACGGATTTGTGATGATATTGTGCGTTACGGAAAACAATTAGAAAATCAATTAGGAACTACGGGTGGTTATGGTGATGTTAAAAAATTAAATCAATCTCAAATTAAAGATTTAAAAAAGAAAAGAGATTCAGACATTGTATGGATGAGTGATCGATGGATCTATAATGAAATTCAACCTTATGTAAGATTAGCCAATGAACGTGCAGGGTGGAATTTTCAATGGGATTGGTCCGAAGCTATGCAATTTACAAAATATACTAAAGGCCAATATTATGATTGGCATTGTGATGGTTGGGATAGACCATACATGCGAGAGGGTGATCCATCACATGGTAAAATTAGAAAACTATCAGTTACACTTACGTTATCTGATCCTAAAGATTATAAAGGAGGAGAATTAGAATTTGATTTTAGAAACATGGATCCTGATAAAAAACCAAACATTAGAAAATGTAAAGAGATATTACCTAAAGGATCATTGGTGGTATTCCCTGGATTTGTTTGGCATAGAGTATGCCCTGTAAAAAAAGGATCAAGATATAGTTTAGTTATTTGGAATTTGGGATGGCCTTATAGATGAAAAAGAAACAGAAGAAAGCTAGGAAAGTAAAAGGAAAAAAAGACCTTATTAAAACTTTTCCTCAACAATTAAATAGAGAAGATTTATTTAAATGTCCTATATGGTTTGCTGATGAACCTGCATTCGTAGATGATTTAAATAAAGCGTCTGATAAATATATAGAAGAATCTAAAAAGAATTTAAAAAAAGATATTGATAAAAGAAATAAAGAGATGGGAAATAAAGGAGATATGGGCAATGTATTTCATTCTACTTCCTTAATAGGAGATCCTAATTTTTTAAAATTACAAAATTATGTAGGTGCTACAGCCAATAATTTATTAGTAGAAATGGGTTTTGATATGACAGCTTATCAAACCTTTATTACAGAACTGTGGGTACAAGAATTTGCTAAAGAAGGGGCAGGACACCATACGTTACACACTCATTGGAATGGTCACATATCTGGTTTTTATTTTTTAAAAGCTAGTGAAAAAACATCAAGACCTGTTTTTGAAGATCCAAGACCCGGTAATGTTATGAATCTTTTACCAGAAAAAGATAAAACAAAAGTTACCTATGCAAGTTCTCAAATAAATTATGAGGTTAAACCCGGCAGAATGATATTTTTTCCATCTTATATGCCTCATCAATATATGGTAGATCTAGGTTATGAGCCCTTTAGATTTATACATTGGAATTGTCAGGCTATACCGAAAGGAGTATTAAATGTCACCTAAAGTTGTAGAAAATTTTTTATCTAAAAAAAATTATAAAACTTTGTACAATGCTATCAACAATGAATATTTTCCATGGTATTATAATAACTATAAGATAGATGAAGATAATAATAAATTATTTAATTACCAATTAACTCATGTTTTTTTTAAAAATAATAAAATTAATTCTCTTTACTTTAGTATTTTAGACTCTTTACTTAAAAAATTAAAACTTAAAACTTTAAAAAAAGTTAAAGCTAATTTAAATCCTATTAGTGATAAGCTCGTGGAATTTGGAGAACATAAAGATGCTGCGAAGGAATTACAATGCATGAGTATGATATATTATCTTAATACCAATAATGGTTATACTAAAATAAAAAATAAAAAAATAAAATCTAAAGCAAATAAGGCGGTCTTTTTTCCATCACACACTTCTCATTTTGGAACTAATTCAACAAATTGTAATAATAGAATGGTATTAAATATAATATATAAGGAGGATTAAATGTCGTTCAAAAAAAATAAATATAGCATTTTAAAAAATGCAATTAATAGGGAGATGGCGGATTTTTGTTTTGCTTATTTTTTAAACAAAAGAAGAGTGGCCAGATTTTTATTTGATCAAAGGTATGTATCCCCTTTTACAGAATACTGGGGATTGTGGACTGATAAACAGGTTCCTAATACTTATTCTCATTATGGAGATTTAGTAATGGAAACTTTACTACAAAAAGTAAAACCTGTTATGGAAAAACATACAGGAATTAAGTTATCGGAAACTTATTCTTATGCTAGAATTTATAAAAAAGGAGACATTCTTCACAGACATAAAGATAGATACTCTTGTGAAATATCTACCACTTTAAATTTAGGTGGTGATCCATGGCCAATCTATTTGGATCCAACTGGAAAAAAAGGTCAAGCAGGAATTAAAGTAGAACTTGACCCTGGAGATATGCTTTTATATTCGGGGTGTGATCTGGAACATTGGCGGGAAGAATTTAGAGGAAATAATTGTGGTCAAGTATTTCTGCATTACAATCGAAAAGGCTCTAAACTTGCCAAAGAAAACGAGTTTGATAAACGTCCATTTATAGGACTTCCCCCTTGGTTTAAAGGCTTTAAATCTAATTGATTATAGGTTAAATGTAGTATATTTTACTCTTGGAGAGTTATATGCTTCATAAAATTACACTACAACCAGGCTTAGATAAACAATCATCAGATACTGGAGCCGAAGGAAAATGGGTCAACGCCGACTATGCTCGGTTTAGATATGGTTATCCTGAAAAAATAGGAGGACCCT